TTCACCTTCGGCGTGCGGTAGCCTTCCATGAAGAAAGTCCCGGCGCGATCCGGGCGCGGCACCAAGCGAATCGACGTGTCGTTTTGGATGGCATACTCCGGGTCGCCCTCCAAGTCGCGCCAATCCTCAACGTGGCTATCCAGCCACTCCGGCGACGTTAGGCGAACGGACAGCTTGCGCATTTCGGTATCGGGCAGGAACGCCGTGTAATCCAGCTCATACAGGGACGCATGTAGCGGGTAGCTGGACGTTCCTGCGACCACGGCAATCTCGCAGATGGCCGGGTCCGAATGCTCATGAATGAGGCGCGCACAAATGCACGCCCGACGCTCCGCCTCGTTGAAAAGCCCGGTCAAGATGAGGTCAGCAACCAACGGCGGAACCGTCTGGTCGTTGGCCTCCAGCCGATACCGATCAATCAGCTCGGCCAGCGTCATCACAGCGCCCCGAACTGGTCGATCATCTGCGCCGCAGCGGTGCGCATCGCTTCAACGGCAAGCCGGCCGTCGAGCTTTTGTCCGTAGTTGGTCTGAACGAACAGCTTCAAGGCATCCTTGTCCATGAAGGTGATGGACTGCTTGAGGTCCAGAACCTTCTGAACGGCCTTGTCCGTCTCGTTTTTGTCTTTGAGCGCAGCTTCCAGAAGCTTCGCCGTATCGTCGGCAGGCTCGGGGGTGGCTTCCGGCAGTTCGGGGGCTACCTCAACCTTAGCCTCGCGAAACAGGTCGCCGTGGCGCAGAAATTGGCGGGCGGTCGTGGCGGGCAGGTTGCGCACCTGATCGGGGGCAAAATACAGGCCAGTGCCGTAAAGGGTGTCACGCCACTCGGACTTACGGCCGATGTACTGCACCGCCACCAGGCCGCTATCGGGAGCGGCAACGGCAACGGCAATCGCTGCCGGCGCCGTTTCGGTCTTGATGCCCTTCGTCGCATGCACCACCCCGCGGAACAGGTAGTCTTTGGCTTTCTGATCCGGCGGCAGCTCCGCGTAGGGCACGCAGCACGGGTGCTCCTTCTTTTCGGCATCCTTCACCGGGCCGAACTTCCAGCCCTCGGCCAGCTTTTGCTCCAACCAGGATTCGTGCGATTTCTCGGGCGTCGCGTCCGGATTGGCGAGGTGCATATCCACGCCAACCAGCGCGCTGGCTTTTTGCCACTCGGGCGCGTCCTCCCAAGCCGGCTGCGAGGCGTCACCCAGGGCGGCGCAGTATGCACGGTTGATTTCGTGGGCCACTCGGGCAATCTCGGTGCGATCCATGCTCTATCTCTCCTGCGGGTTACAGGGAGGGGATGAAATGCCCCTCCCTTTGGTCAGGCTTCGGCCTTAGCGCGGGCCGGTCAGCTCGCCATTGATGCGGATGTCGATCTGCGACGCCTTGGCGTTGGCTGCGCCACCGGTCGTCAGGATCAAGCGCGCCTCCTTCGGCAGCACGACCGGCGCCGTGGTGGCGGTCTTGCGCAGGATTGCGGCGGAACTGAGGGCGTAGCCGGTGCCGAAATAGGCGTCATTCTGCGGAACCAGAGTCGAATCGACGCCATCGGAATAGGTGAAGCCCAGCTTGCCGGTAACGGAGGCCGTCATTGCCGTGGAAACGGTGATCATCACGTCATCCAGGCGCAGCCCCGCCGGAATCGGGCCAAGATCAACCACGTCGCCCGAAGCAATCGCAGCGGTCGAATCGGAGTCGATAGCGGCGCCAGATGCGTTCGTCACAAGCTTGTAGCTCAGGGCGGTGAGGTTGCCGTAGGGGGCGCTGCCAAACTGGCGGTCGGCGGCAGTCTTGCGGGTGATTTTTGCCATGATGTGGCTCCTATGCGGTATCGAAATCCGGGCCGGCGGGCGCGTCGCCCATGCCGGCCCGGTCGGGTTACATGCGGGCGCCGATGATCGGCACGGCGGTATCGAGCACGGTCACGCCGTAGTCGGTGATCTGCTTGCCGGTGTCGCCGGTATCCACCTCGAAGCGGATCTTGGCGACGGCGCGGATGGCGCCAATCAGCAGTTCCACCTTGTCGCCGTGGTCAAGCTCCTTCTCGCTCCAGAAGAACGGAATGGCCGACTTGTCGGACGCCGCCATCGCCTCGCCGAGCGCCTGGCCGCCCAGCAGGATGGCGCGATCCACCGCGAAGGTCGTGCCAAAACTGGCCGGCACAACGCAACTCGATTCCGTGTCGCTGGCAGTGGTCGCGCAATACTTGATCGTGTCGCCCGAGTAAAAACGAATCGGCTTGGGCATCTTGACGATCAGCACGCCGTTCCACAGGCCCGCATCACCCAAGAAGAGCGGGTGCATCTTGGCTTGCTGCGCACGGGCCATCGAGTTGGCCTGCAGTTGGCGGAAGTTCGGGTCGGTGGCAAAGCCGCTGTACTGAGCCGGCGACACCAGCAGCACGCGCAGAGGCGAATCGGTGGCGGCGGCGTCGCCCTCGAAGATCACCGGAGGCGGCGGCAGGGCGATCTGCTCCATGTAGGCGCGCAGGCCGTCGATCACACCCATCTTGAGCTGGTCGGTGGTGGTCAAATCAACTTCGCCGGCCACCACGTTGAACGGCTGAATGCCTGCGCCATCCGCGATGAAGTGCCGGTTTTTCGACGGCGCCTGAACCGGGTTCACCATGATCTCGGCGAAGTCGGGGTGTGTGTCGATGGGGATCGACCATTCTTTATTGATGTGGAAGCCGCGAGCGCCAGCCATCGCCACCAGCTTGGTTTGGTCGATGTAGCGGTCCATCATCGCCTGCGCCACCGGACGACCGAGCCGGCGGAAGTCGGCCGGGCTGCGGATGCTGGTCATCACGTTGCCCATATCCACCGGGAAACGCGCCTGATTGACGCGCAGGCGGGCTTCGGACAGATTCATACCCACGCCACGGCCTTCCGCGTTGCGGCTGCCCATGATCGGGTAGGCGTTCACCGGGTTCAGAAGGTGGAAGGTCACTTCATCGCCGCTGCCCTTACTCAAATCCTGGCAGCGCACAATCGGCATGTGCGAGGTGCTTTGCTGGCGAATGGTGGATTCAGCGCCAGCGGTGCCGGCCGGCATTTTGCCGGTCAGGCGCGACATGACCGTGCTGTTACGGGTCATGTGGGTCGCAAACAGGCCAACGGCCTGCTTGATCATGTTCCCCTTGTCGCCGTAACCGGAGTTGGTCTTCATAACCATGATCGGGATTCCTTAAATCTGGGAGTTCAAGTAAGCCTCGATCTGTTCGGGGCTCATGTTTCTCATGGCGCCATACATTTCGATGCTGTTCATGTTGTCGATTGCCTCCAGAGCATTTGTTCCAGCGACGCGGCCGCCGGGAATGTCTGAGAGGCTGGCCGGAATGGGCGCGGGCGCTTTGGCGATAACGGCTTTTGCCGCTTCGGCCGGGCTGACCGGCGCTTTCCCGGCGAGGGGTTTTTGTTGTTGCGTCGCAGCCTTGAACGTGTTGAACACCTCGATTACGTCGGCGGTCTTGCCGTTGGCGAGGGTCTGGTCCAGCGCAGCACGGGCGTAACCCGGCTGGCTATCTCGCCACGCGGCAAACTCCTGTGATTCCGCAATCGAATCCGCATCGGGGTGCGCTTCGTAGATCGCCGACAGGTGGGCGTTGGCCGCAGTCCTCACGGCCTGCTGCTCGAAGGGCTGGAGCTTGGCGTTGATCTCGGCCATTCGTGCCGCCACCTGCTGCCCGACAAGCTTGGCGATGCCGCTGGCCAGCGCTTCTTCGGAGAAATCCCCGAAAAGCGATGGGTCCGCGCCGGCATCAATGGCCGCTTGGGCAGCAGCGGCTTGGTTGTCGGCGGTAGTCGGCGCCTGCCCAGCATCGGCGCGGGCCTGGGCTTGCAACTGGAGGGCTGCCAATTGCTGCTTGGCGGCATCCAGTTGTGAAGCCAGCGTCTGCGCCTCAGTCTGCGCAGCACGCGCCGTTTCGCGCGCCTGCACCAGCTTGTCGAAGCTGATCGTGTGCTTGCCGTCCTTCGCCAGAATCACCGCGTTGTCAGCGGTCAGGCTGTCGTCGGTCGGGGCTGCGGGTTTTGAACTGTCATCGGCAGGTGCAGCGGCCGGCCCGCTGCTCAGTTCCGGCGACTGTGCGCCGGTATCGCCTTGGCTATTGCCCATGCTCAAACTCAAAAGCTGGGCAGCCTGCGCGGGGGAAAGGTCGCCCCTGGATTCGATGGCTTGGTTCAGGAAATCGTCAATGTTGCTATCGGTCGTCATGGCCTCTATCCCGCCACATATCGCCGTGGCCGCATGGGGATTAGATGCAGGCCAGAAGGCCCGCCCGTCGCCGTGCGCGTTAGCGCTTGGCTTGGGGCGAGTCTTGCAGTCGAGCCGATGCAGGGCGAACCCTACAGGGGGATTGGGGGCTTACGGGAGGGGCCGGCGGCGGGTTGTGCGGGAGATGGGCGTAAAAAAGCCCGCGGGGAGCGGGCTGTGATGCGGGGTATGTCGAGGGTCAGCGCTTTCGCAACCGTCCCAGCGCTTGCTGGTGCAACTGCATTCTGGTTTCCAGGCTAAGCATGGGCGGCGGTGACTTCCTCGGCCCGAGAGCATGCAGCACAACAACGTGCGCAGCTATCCATTCATCCGACGCGCCAAGGTGCTTCTTGAACAGCTCGACCTGTGATGGGCTCAGGACATACTTCGGCGGCTCCTGCGGCTCGCTCATGCGCTGCATGAAGGCGTCGATGACGCCTTTCATGACGACTTCTTGCTGGACGGTCATCTCTTCGCCCCACCCTTCAACCGCTCCACCTCTTCCCGCAACTCCCGAATCACCACCTCGAAGCCGGCCTTGTCGGCGGCCCGGGCGGCCTTGAGGGCTTCAACCTGGGCCTGCAGGTCGAACGCGCTTTGCCCTTCCGCCCGATCACGCAGGGCTTCACGGGCGTGCAGGGCTTCGTTCTCGTTCTGGATGTCGATCAGCCCTTCGAGCATGTCGTTCAGCAGCGTGGCCACATCGCGATCAAGCTGGGCGAGCCTCGGGGCGCTGATTTCGTACTCGGCGCCAGCCGGGTTGATGATGCAAATAGCCCCGGTGAGTTCGTCGCGGCGCCATTTCCACCAGTTGCGATCTTCGACCGGGCTCATTTCGCGCTCCCTTCCCGCTCCGCAACTTCCAAAGCAAAAAACGGAACAGTTGCCTCGTGGTACTCCCCGTAGCCGGTCATCCAAGCGCATACGATTCGCCCATCGCTAGAGATGCCCGCGGCGGTCATTTCTGTTCGGCTAGACTTGATTCGAACGACGTGGCCGACCAACTTAGCCATCTCTTCCGATTTTCTCTCCGGCCCGCCAAGGGATGCCTCAATTGCATCCAGCCGCCCTTGCACGACATGCGCCCTGTCGGTCAGTGAGGCGATGTCTGCCATCTTGCATTTGAGCTTTTCTATTTCGCCTTTGACCATGCTGAGGCTATCGAGCGCCTCGCTCTTCGCCGCGAGGATGTCGCGCTTTGCCACGTCCTGGCTCTCAATAATCTTGCTCGCTGCGCCGCTGGCGATGGTGTTGATCTTGGCGGTGAATTCTTCGACCTGCTTACTTGCTACAATCTCGTCAGCCATGATGTGAAGCTCCTTTTCACGTTGAGGTTAGAGCCCGGCCTGCGTTCGCGCGCTTGCCGGGCTCGTCCATTATAAGCCCGGAGGCGTAAAAAAAGCCCGCGGGTTGCGGGCTCGTTCGGGGGAAAAGGAACCCGCCTGGTGCGCATCGTCGAGAGGCGTGGCGGGTGTTGTTGCGGGGTCAGGCTGCAGCCAGCTTGCTCCGAAGTTCGTAGCCCATCAGGGGCCATATCTTCGCAACC